TCTTTGGTTGGTATTATGACAAAGATGGACAATACAAAGTATCGTTTTGGGTTCACTGGTACTTTGGATGGTTCACAAACTCACAAGTGGGTTCTGGAGGGTTTATTCGGTCCCTCATACAAGGTTACACAAACACAGGAACTTATTGAAAAAGGTTATCTATCAAAACTACAAATCAAAGTTCTTTTATTAAAACATAACGAACATCAGTTTGATGAATATGAAGAAGAAATTCAGTATTTGATTACCCATGACAAAAGAAATAATTTTATTAAAAACTTATCTTTGGATTTGAAGGGAAATACTTTAATTCTTTATAGTCGTGTTGAAACTCATGGGCAACCTTTATATGAGATGATAAATAGTTCAGCAGCAAAAGACAGAAAGATATTTTTTGTCTACGGTGGTGTGGATGCTGAAGAAAGAGAAAAGGTAAGAGAAATTACCGAAAAAGAAAACGATTCAATTATCGTTGCTTCTTATGGAACATTTAGTACTGGTATTAATATTAAAAATCTCCATAATATTATTTTTGCTAGTCCAAGTAAATCAAGAGTAAGAAATTTACAATCTATCGGTAGAGTTCTCCGAAAAGGAGAAAACAAAAATAAAGCAGTTCTTTACGATATTGCAGACGACATTACTTACAAATCAAAAAAGAATTATACTTTAAATCATTTAATTGAAAGAATTAAAATTTATAATGAAGAAAAGTTTAATTATGAAATTATACAACTAGACTTTAAGAAATAAATGGAAGACGATTTTTATGCTATCATTAAATTAATATCAGGTGAGGAAATACTTTCCAAAGTTTGTCCTTGTGATGAAGACGATAGGATTGTTTTAATTTTAGATAATCCTATCACTATGGAATCTGTAACAATTCGTCAACTTGGAATATCAACTATCAAAGTAAGTCCTTGGATAAAGTTTGCTGATGATAGTATGTTTGTAATGGATATGGAAAAAGTTATAACGATGACTGAAATAACGGATGAAGATTTAATCAAAATGCATCAAAAGTTTGTTAGAGAGAGGAGTAAAAAATCCAATAAAAGTGAACTAACTTCTAAAATGGGTTATTTGTCCTCGATTGCTGATGCCAGAATAACCTTAGAAAAACTCTATAAATCTATTTAAAGATATAACTTATCTTCAACCCTAACAGAGTGATTATAGACACATTCTTTATAGTTGTCAACTATTGCTATCGTGTGTTATAATAAGGAAAAGTAATCAATTTATGTTAAATTCAAAAATGAATAAGGTAAAGAAAAATCCACATTATGTAAATAATAAAGATTTTCACGATGCGTTGATTAATTATAAAATTAAAGTAAATTCAGCAAAAGAAAAGGGATTACCTAATCCAATCATTCCCAATTATCTGGGTGATTGTTTTTTAAAAATTGCCACTCATTTATCATATCGTCCAAACTTTGTGAACTATATGTTCCGTGAAGATATGATTTCAGATGGTATTGAAAACTGTGTTCAATATATCAATAACTTTGATGTAGAACGCACAAATCCATTTGCGTATTTTACACAAATTGTTTACTATGCCTTCCTGCGTCGTATTCAGAAAGAAAAAAGACAGATGGAAATCAAAGAAAAGATTCTTGAAAAAAGTGGTTTTGATCAAGTATTTTCTGTTGATGGTAGTGGATTCAATTCTTCTGACTACAATACAATTAAAGAAAACATTCAAATGAAACAATACCAATGAAGATAGGTTTGATTGGAGATACTCATTATAATTTCCGCAAAGCAAATAAAGCATTTCACGAGTATTTTGCTAAATTTTATGATGAAATATTTTTTCCTACATTAAAGAAAAACAAAATCAAAACAGTCATTCATTTGGGTGATGCTTTTGATAATCGTAAAGGTGTGGATTACTGGGCTCTTGATTGGGCAAAGGAAAATGTTTATGATAGATTTCAAGATTTAGGAATTACTGTTTATAATATTGTGGGAAATCACGATGCTTATTATAAAAACAGTAATGAAATTAATGCTATAGATACACTTCTCCAACAATATTATAATGTAGTTAGAGTGTCTAAACCAGCAGAATATACTATTGAGGGAATGAAAACAGTTCTTCTTCCTTGGATATGTACTGATAATGAAAAGGAAACTTTTGAACTTCTTGAAAACACAGAAGCAAAAGTTATTTTTGGTCATCTTGAACTGAATGGATTTTCAGTTTATCCAGGGCACATTCATGAAGAAGGACTAGATAAAAAAGTATTTCAAAAGTTTGAAAGAGTTTATTCTGGGCATTATCATACTCGTAGTGATGATGGAAAAATCTTTTATCTTGGAAATCCATACCAAATGTTTTGGAATGATGTAAATGATAAAAGAGGATTTCATATTTTTGATACAGATGATTATAAATTAGATTATTATCAAAATCCTCATACAATGTTTGAAAGAGTTTATTATGAAAATAATAATCCAAAAGATTTTGACGCATCTTATTTGACTGATAAAATGGTTAAAATCGTTGTTCGTCAAAGGGATGACTATAAGATGTTTGATAAGTTTGTGGATTCGATAGTTAAAGTAAATCCATTAGAACTTAAAATTATTGAAAATGTTGATGTTTATGATGAAGATGTAAATTGTGATGAAATCCCAACAGAGGATACGTTAAGTATTTTGGATAAATATGTGGAAGAGTCAGAATTTGAACTAGACAAGAACACTATTAAAAAACTCTTACGAGAATTTTATAAAGAAGCACTGGAAGTAGAATGATGTTTTTACTCACTATCTTAGAAAAAGAAGAAGAAGGAGCATACGCAGTAGCTGATGAACATGGTGAAAAGGCTTTGTACTTTTTTGAAGAAGAAGATGATGCGGAAAGATATTCTGGTCTCCTAATGGCGGAAGATTATCCAGAAATGACTGTGATAGAAGTTGATGATGAGATGGCGATAAAGACTTGTGAGATGTATGGATATAATTATGTTATAATTACCCCAAATGAATTTGTGATACCACCAAGAGATTATGATACTATTCAAACAAATCGCATATCGTAACTTTCTTTCTTCTGGAAATCAAGCAACAGAGATAAAATTTACAGATACGCAAACTACATTAATTGTCGGTGCGAATGGTTCAGGTAAAAGCACAATGCTTGATGCTCTTTGCTTTGGACTATTCAATAAAGCATTTCGCAAAATCAATAAATCTCAATTAATCAATTCGACCAACGAAAAAGAATGCTTGGTTGAGATTGATTTTAGTATTGGAACAAAAGAATACAAAATAAAAAGAGGTATTAAACCAAATATTTTTGAAATTTGGATTGATGGTGCTTTACAAAATCAAGCAGCATCATCGGCAGACCAACAAAAACAACTAGAAGATAATATTTTAAAATTAAACTATAAGTCATTTACTCAAATTGTAATTTTGGGTAGTGCTTCCTTTGTACCTTTTATGCAATTATCTACGGCAAATCGTAGGGAAGTTGTAGAAGATTTATTGGATATTAAAATCTTTTCTGCAATGAACGCAGTAATTAAAGATAGAATTAAAAATACAAATGATAAAATTAAAGAACTTTCTTTGAAGCAATCAATGACTGAAGAAAAGGTCGAGATGCAAAAAGAGTTTATTGAAAGTATTGAGAAAAGTGGTAAAGAAAATATAGAAAAGAAAAAAGATAAAATCACTTCTATTATCACTTACATTGACCAGTTAACAGCAGAGAATACACAAAAGGTAGAGGAAGTATCAAATACTCTTCAACCCCAGTTGGAGAACCTTTTAGACGCATCTAAGAAACTAAAACAACTTTCTAATTTAAAGGGTAAAATATCTGAAAAGGTATCAAGTATTACAGAACAACATAAGTTTTTTAATAATAATTCGGTATGCCCTACTTGTACTCAAACTATTGAAGAAGAATTTAGATTAAATAAAGTCAGTGAATCTGAAACCAAAGCAAAGGAACTTCAGCAAGGTTATAATGAATTGAAAGAAGCAATCCAACAGGAGGAAAAGAGAGAACGTGAATTCAATGTCGTTTCAAAAGAGATTAGTTCTTTAAATAATGAAATTTCTAATAACAATGTTAAAATTTCACAACTTAATAAACAATCAAGAGACCTTGACCAAGAAATTCAAGACATTACCAATAAAATTAAAAATAGAAATACTGAAAGAAAAGTATTAACTGATTTAGAACAAACTTTGGATTTAATTCAAACAGAGAAATCAAAGAACAAAGAAGATGTTTCTTATTTTGACTTCGCACACTCCTTGATGAAAGATGGTGGTATTAAAGGTAAAATCATTAAGAAGTATCTTCCACTAATGAACCAGCAGATTAATAAGTATCTGCAGATGATGGATTTTTATATTAATTTTACTCTTGATGAAGAGTTTAATGAAAAAATTAAATCTCCTATTCACGAGGACTTCACATATGAAAGTTTTAGTGAAGGAGAAAAGATGAGAATTAATCTTTCAATTTTGTTCACTTGGAGAGAAATTGCAAGAATGAAAAATTCAGTCAATACCAATCTTCTTATTTTAGATGAAGTATTTGATAGTTCTTTGGACTTTATGGGAACAGACTATTTCACAAAAATTATTAAGTATGTGATAAAAGATACTAATATATTTGTCATTTCACATAAGACAGACGAATTGATTGATAAATTTGATAGAGTTATCAAGTTTGATAAGGTTAAGGGATTTAGCAAAATGATTGACTGACCTTTGGTTTTTTGGTATGATTGGTAAAGGTTACTATGACTTTCTTTACTATGTTTGGACCTGAAGATGAAAGAAATTTCAATGAGTTTACAGTAAAACTCGATGAAATAACTGGTTTAATTGATGTTACAAAAACTCCTGTGAATATGACTGAAAATACAAATGCTAATGGTTTCTGGAAATACAACGAAGACCAAATCCTGAAACAACTTGAACAATATATTGCTGGTACTTATAATCAGCATTATGTTGATAGGACTGGTGGTGGAACAGAACAAACCCTCGATAAGATTAAACACAATCGCCGTGAAGGATTTTGTGCTGGTAACATTACCAAGTATACTGACCGATATGATACCAAAGGAACTCCTCGTGCTGACTTGTTTAAAGTTCTACACTATACTATTCTTTTGATTAATCATCTCAATCTCGTTGAAAACAAGTGAAAATTAAACCCCAAACTATGAAACTTTCTGAATCTACTATTACTATTCTAAAAAACTTTTCTTCAATCAATCAGTCGATTTTGGTTAAAGAAGGTTCTAAACTTCGCACAATTTCTGTGATGAAGAATATTCTTGCCGAGGCAGAAATTAAGGAAGAATTCCCAAAGAATTTTGCGATTTATGACCTTAATCAATTTCTAAATGGATTGGGACTACACCAAGACCCTGACCTTGATTTTGAGAATGATTCGCACGTTATTATTCGTGAAGGAAAACGTCGTGTGAAGTATTTCTTTGCTGACCCAGAAGTGATTGTATCACCACCAGAAAAAGAAATTACACTTCCTTCTGAAGATGTTTGCTTTCAACTAGAA